ACCAATTGTTAATACACCTGCATTAACTACAATTTCTGTATCGGTTTTATTAGTTATAGCTACATTATTAGCTTGTAAAACCTCTTGCAAATCATCTAAAGCAATATTTAAAAATGGAACCTGCTTAGCATAGGTATATACTGTTAAATTAATATCATTTAACAACGCCGCAGAAGAATCCATTATTTCTTTAGCTACCATACTATTTACCTAGCAAATTCTAATTTCAATTCCTCTGCCTTTTTCTTATCTACAACAGTCTTGCAATTAGAACAAACAGGGAACGCAGGATTAACCATATGACCGCAAGCAGGACAATTTCTTAACTCTAAATGAGCATAATCACCCATCCAAGACTTATTTTTCATCTGCAATTCTCTTGCAGCTAATCTAGCCTGGTCAGGAATAGCTAATGGATTACCTTGCGAACGCGCCCATAATGCATCAGCAATCATAACTAATTTTTCATACCAATTACGTTGCTTTCGTGATGCAGCTATTAATCTTTCACCAAAAGTCTTTTTAATCGCATCTACTGAATGCTCACCAGGAACAAAGAATAATCCTGGCATACATCCGTCCATATCACATGCTACTAATCCATTTGAATAATCTTTAACAAATGCATCAGCAATTTGAATGGATGAACATGGAATCTCTAATAATGGCTGGTCCTCATCAATATCTCGCCACCATGAAGATGGACCAATAGTTAGAACCGCTGGTTTAGCTAAACTTCCAGCACCAATATGAAATATACCAGGTTCAATAGTTGGTTTTCTCTCAGTAATTTCTTCTGGAAAAATAGAAACTATTGTACTCTTATCTAAAGGATTAACTTCACCACGAATAATTCTACGCTTATTAGACTTAATCCAAGGTGCTCCCATTGCCATTTTCAATCTCCATAATTAGTTGGCACTGTAACTCCGTATTTGTAGGCCAGTGCATCACCTATTTCTGTTTCATCACCAAATAGTTCTTCATGTAATTTATCTAAACGTTTCTTTCTAATCTCTATAGCTTCTTCAGGAATACTTTCCGGGTCTTTATATTTCGCTCCAACAGATTTAGCTGATTGCTTATTTACAGAATCAATAACTAATAATATAACATCCCAATTAGGTGGTAATGGATTATCATCTTTATCATGAAATACCCAAAGGGGCTCATAACTAAAATTCTCAACTAAATCTGTTTCAATGCCTTCTATAACTGGTAATATTCTTTCAAGAATATGTTTACCATGTATGTATTGACGATACTTTGGTCGCAATTCAACCACTTTATCTGGTAATAAAAATCCTTCAGGAGTACAATCTACCCATCGTTTTTCAAATTCATCATCTGAAAATACAATTCTATAATTAGGCAAACCATTATCAAATTTGCCAAATTCCCTTAATAAGCGTTCGTTTAATATTTCTACTGATTCCATTATAAATGCGCGTTTATAGTATGCGCGCCCCACTACCTTACTAAGCTACAGTTCCAACATACCACTTCTCAGTTGGCCTATCATAATACAAGGTAACAGGCCGATTCTGAACAGGCTGATAACCAGTAAGAACATTACCACTAGTTAAAAAAGCGCCTGGTGAAGAATCAGTAAAACAAAGAACAACCTCACAATAACCAGTTGTTGGCGGATTTATATTAGCTACCTGCACTGTTCCTGTAACGAAACTAAACCTCGTTGTAGGAGAAATAGTAGCAGCAGAAGCTAATGTAACTGGGTCAGGCTGCTGATTACTCTGAGCAGGAAGCAGATTCTGATGAACTAAATCATTTGGCATTTTATTTACCTCCTTCCTATATTAGTAACCAGCGGGAACAGCTAATGAATCTATATAAGCGCATGCCGCAGGATTATTCACAAATGCCTGCCATCCACACACCATATAGAAAATATCAGCTGTAGCAACGCCACCAGAAGGACCACGAATCTCGAAAATCTTCCTACCATCAGTAGTATAGAAACCAATAGGAAGAATTTCTGCACGACCCCATACATTATTACTTACGAAGTCGATTCGTGTCTTATCCCAAGAATAAGAAGTCCTAACAGGTGCTCCGGCGAGTTGCATATTATCGCCAAAATACATGTTAAGAGATTCTTCCTTGGGCATCTTCTGAATAATAGAAACAAGCTGTCCAATTTCTTCATAAGCCTGTTTCTGTGCAGGATGCATCCAAGCATCAGGCGAGAAGTTATTATCAATACCAACGCGATTGCCAATCTTATTAATGGCAAGACGTGGTAATGGTAATGTTAATGCAGCACTTCCACCATTAACTCTACTCGCTCTGATTTCTGGAGTAGTTGCCCTGTTAAAACCAAGCCATGTACCAGTAGAAGCATTTGAGTGGTGATAAGGCACTCCAAAAAGGCCAGGTAATGAAGCAGGAGAACTAATACCAGCAGTAACAATTAAATCTGTAGCAATAACACCCGCAATCTGTGGAGAAATATGAATAGTCTTATTTTCCACATCCCAGAATGTTATTTCTCCAGAACCACGTAAGGTAGCTAATGTAGCGTCAAATATCTGCACAGGCTGACCAAAACGCATTAATCGCACACCAAAACCATCAGTAGTGCAAACAATAACGTTTTCGCCACCAGCAGGTGTATCAGATGTTACAGTTCCGATAACACCATTACCAGACTGCATCATCTGAGAATCTAACTGCCTACGTAATTCATCTAAAGCTCTAGCAGTTAAACGCCTGACACCATTAATTACCGCCTTACGTGCATCATTGGTAGCCCACTGAGTTAATTTGGTATATTCAATATTCTCTGATAAGAATACTGAATTTAATACCGCCTTATCCCAAGTAGGACCACCACCACGACCTAAATCACCACCATCAGGGTCAAAATACTGGAAAGAACCACCAGTTCTTAACTCTAATGGAACGCGCATCTGTCGATTAGAAATCTTCTCGACATCGCGCTTTTTAATGTTCGCGTAGAATTTATCATCACTTTCATATACCACGCGAACTTTTGGCAGCACCTTTTCTAATTCGGTTGCTGCTATCTGTGCTTCAACAACTGCGGCCATAATTTAACTCCACACTAGTCTAACACCAGCTATTTCTGCTGCTGCTGTTAGAACAAGAGTTGTTAATGTTGAATCGACACCAATTGATGTTGGGTCGGTTTTATGTAATGGTACACCAGTGTCGCCTGTAACACCTTTTAGGGTAATTAATACCGTATTACCAGCCGGAGGTAAAATAGTTAAGGCTTTTGGAGTAGTACCACTACTAGGCGGAGTTATGGTATTTGGCCCGGATGCTAATGTAACAACATCTATTTGGGCTGGGCTAGCCGCATTATCTGCTGCATAGAAATTAAATTGTGCTTCCAAATCACCAGTAAAAGCTATGGTAGATTTGCGTTCCGATGCAACAGCCATAATAACTCCAGTTAGTCCTGATTAAAAAACTCTAACGTGCTCATTCCCTTTGTAGGTTTAGATTTTTCTTCTCTACGAATTGATGGACCAGAACTTTTTCCACGTTCAATTGGTTCCTCATCAACTTCTTCTCTATTACGCTTAACTGGAGATTGGCCGCGCATAGCCTCATTTCTTGTGCGCTTTATCAGTTCAGGTAATAAAGTCTTAGCTCTAGATAAAAATGCTGACCTAATTTTTTCTAATGAATTTCTGTTAAAATTAGATTTAAACGCTTGTTCCCATAACATATCTTTAATTTTAACAAATCGCGTATCATTCGCAAGAGCTTCATTTAAGGAATCTAAACAATCCTTAACTGCATTCTTACGAACATAAACACTCATTACTCCTTTAGGGTCAATATGATTATCAATAGTTGCTGTTAAAGTATTACCAACCTTAGTTTCTAAATCATTTAAGTGATAACTAAGTTTTTCCTCTATGAATTTAGCACGTTCCTGATTAATTCCATCATCTTTCTTTTCCTTAACTGGTAAAGCAGATGGAGGAACATAATCAGATGTGCCAAATACAAATTGATTTAAAATAGCTGCGGCGCCTTGTAATGCTTCATTTTCTGTTCTCTTACCTTCAGTAAACATTCTCTGAACAGTATCTCTAACCAAATTACTTACAACATGAAAATAAGCCCTTTGGTCAGCTTTATAAAGAGAAGGTAAATAATTATTAACTAATTTCGCGAATGAATTTTCATCATTCTTTTTTACTTCAGATATAATACTATCTAAATTACCTTCACTTACTTCATTTACATATTTACCAAAATTTCCAATTGTTTGTTGTGCTTCTTCAGCATCTTTAATAGTTGGAAATATCTCGGTATATTTCTGTTCACGATAATATGCTCTCTCTAGATAAGGAAACTTCTTAAATAAATCTGGAAATGCCTTAAGAATCTCTTTACGAGCTACTGGCGCAATTAACTCTAAATCTTCATCTTCTGGTTCATCTTCTAATTCCAGTTCTTCTTCCTTTTCATCCTCTTTTTCCTCATCTTCATCAGTTTCATCTTTATCATCTTTTTCTTTCTTCGCTTTAGATTCCTTAGTAATTCTATTAGCAAGTTCTGTTTCATCGACGATTTCATCATTTGATTCTTCATCAGGCTTATCATCAGCCTTCATTAATTCTTCTAAATCTAATACCTCTTTATCACTAGACAACGGCTGGTTCTGGATTGGCTTGTCCATTTCTACTTCCTTGTGCCGCGGCTGCATCATTTCCATTGGATTGTGGCATAGGTGCGGCATTAGCCATAGCCATAATCTGCGCCATAGTTACGTGTCTTTGCATATGTAATAATATATTCTTATAACCTTCTGGTTTTTGTATCTTTAATAATCTTCCCTTATCACTAATCAAATATATTCTACAAATCTCTGCTTGTATTCCATGATTATCAATCATTGGGTCAATATCAACTGAAGGTTCTTCAATCATACCTTCAGGATTTTCTGGTGTTGGTTCAGAAGGCATTTGAATAGGTTCAGAATCAGCAAGTAATTGAATTTCTTCATACTGCTTTTGTCTATCATCAACACCTGGAAGAACAAAATCTTCTAATCCTAATGCCTTAGAAATTAATGGTAAATTCTCAGGCGACATCATAGCCTGCATTATCATTGGAGAACCACCATTAAGTAATTGCATAACAACATCTTTCTTCTGTTGCCATGACATTGGTAATTCTTCACTTGATTCTAATTCAACTGAACCAATTTTACCTTGTAATTCTGCTGTTTTAATGAATACATTAACAAAATTACCATCAGTATCTTTCTCTACATATCGTTCATCTTCTTGAACAGTTTCTATATATGCAGGTATAACTTTGCCAAATACATGCTTCCACCAAACTGATAAAACTTTCCAAACTGTTTGTAATCTCTGTAATGCTTGTGCTTTTGACATAGCATACTGAGATGCTGTTCTACTACCACTTTCTTGTGGACCACCGAATAATGATGGTAATGCTCCAACAGCTAATTGACCTAATTCCTGAACATTTTGACCAAATGGCATAACTTCACCAGATAAATTAGCTGTGCTTATCTGGTAAAATGAATCATTCAATGATTTTCCAGCTGTAGCTTTAGCAGGGAAAATCATACCAGGTGTAGTTTCTGTTTGCTTATATTGTTCAAAATTAATTACATTAGGGTCAGCAAAAGTTTGTGGTATGCCATGTTCAATGGTTTGGATAGTTAAAGATATTAATTCATTAGTAATATCCTGAACTGAAACTAATAAAAGACCAATTGGGTCAAAGTAAATATAATCCGATAATGGATTATAACTTAATGTCCAATGGTCATCTAAACATTCAGATATAGCATCCGCGAAAAACTCATTACACATAACAACGCGAACGCCATTTGGATACTTTTTCTTAAGAAGTTTAATATCATCTTCATCTTTTAGAATATCAAATGTATTTGGTCTTAACCAAACATTACGAACCGTAACATTATTTATAGGGTATTCACCATAGTATTGAACGGGTAATCTTCCCCACTGTTCATAACTATCATACATTCCACCTTGTTTAATACCTTTTTGTAATGTTTCTGATTCGCGCTTAGTTAATGAATTTCTTAAGTCACCATATTTTGCTAATACATTTGCATAGTGAGTTTCATATGCATAAATCAAATACATGCATTCATCTTGATTTCTAGCATAAACTGGAACTTTTACATTTAATCCACCAAAAACTTCTATACATTGACGTGATTTAGGTTTAGTAGTTTTACCAACTAATCGCGTAACAATGACTTTTTCTGTTTGTAATTCAGGATTAACCATTGAATTACAAGTTGGACAAATAGAACCAACTTCGTCTATTACTTGTATGGCTTGATTATCAAATTCATCAGGATTATAAACATCTTTTTGTGCGTTTGAAAGTGATTCATCTGATAAATTAGTTTGACAAATAGGACATATGGCTTGAGTTTCTAATTCCTCTACATCTTCATATTCATCTTTTTCATAAGTTCCATACTTTTTATCTGATTTAGTATAGTTATAAGCAGCAATCATTCCTTCAGTACAATAGATAAATAATCCATGAATCCATAATAAATTACCATCATTATGCCTATATATTTGTCTTGATATATAATCTCCAGCTTTAGCAGTAGACATATCTAAAGCATTGTCAGCATCATCTGGTATACACTGAACAACTGGAACAGTTACAGATAATGCTGCAATAATTGATTCTAAGTAAGCCTTAAATATATTTACTGATTTATCATAATATCCTGAATCTTCATAACTATCTATTACTGTTTGAATATCATATATTCGCCAATCATGAGCAACTTCACTCCACCAAGTATTTGTAATACCATTCCAATAATACTTAAGTTGTTTCCAAGTTTTAATTTGTCTTTCGCGAACAGACCTGTCCTCTTGGTCAAAATGTTCTACTACTTCTTTTAATAACTTTTGAACTTTCTCGTCGATTGGCATTTATTACTCAACTGATTTCATTAAGTTTCTTGGTCCCATATTTACTCTATTCATCATTCCTAAATTAGATTGGTCTCCAAGCATTTGTCTACCACCCAATTCTCTCATAGGCTGATTAACTTGTCTATTTAATGCTTGACCCGGTTGGTCCATTGATTGTATTGCAGCATTATTACCAGATAAACTATCCCAAAAACCTGGTCCTTTTATTCTATCCCAATATTCTCTACCACCTCCCATCACATTACTATTATTCATACCAGGATTATACACTCCAGTTTCTATAT